ACATCTGCATCTGTTTTATAAAGTTGTGGTTCTACATTAAAGACTGATTTCTTTCCTACAAAAAACTTACCATCTTCTGGGTCAATACCAGCAAAGATAGCAGGAGCACCATCCCATTTAACTGTCATATTAATAGATGAACGACTTGCACCAGCAAACATATCTCTTAGTGATTGTACAAAGTTTATAGATGCACGACCACCTGAAATACCATAATTAAGTATCTCATCTTCTATGTGTTCTAGATGAAGGTTCTTTCCACCCTTATCTTCAAACAATAATTGTTCTGCAAGATTATTCATTATATTTTTATTTGAGGTCCGTTACCAGCAATATCCATTTTTGCACCAAGTAAATTTAAAGCAATATCTAAACCCTTTAGTAAAAATGCTTTTAATTTTTCCCAAACTTTATTGATAAATTTTGAAATCCAACTTTTAACTTTATCCACAGCTTTAGAGAAAAGACCTTCGTTTAAAATTTCTTTGTCTGTTTCTGTAATACTTTCTGAAATGATATTGTCTAAGATGTCGTTTTCTTCTTTATAGATACCCTTTAAAGCAGTCCATGCATTACCACCTGTACCAGAAGTTTTAAATGAAATATTAAATTTAGTTTGATTTGTGTACTTAGCAACTAATGAATTGTCAATAGATATTAATTCACCAGAACCATCTTTACCAAATTTCATCATTGCATTAGCTGAAGCATTTTTGTTTGCAAATTTAGCATTGCCAGTCATTGCCTCTCTAACTACTTCTGTTTTAATATTTTTATCTGCAAATATTTCTCTTAACGCATTTGTCATAGCTGATTGTTTGGTCAAAGAATCTTTAACTAAATCTTTAATTTTTTTATCTACTTTCATTTTATCTGTAGCAATTTTACCAATTTGACCGCCTGGTGGTAATTTAAATTTTATATATTCTTCTTCTATATTTTTATTAATTTTATTCCATGCTTTGTCAAATGCTTTAGTTTTTATACTGTCTGGTGCATTATCATAAGCAAATCCTAGTGTTGCAAGTGTTTCTGCTCTACCACCAGACATTAATTGAGAACCACCATATTTTTTAAGACTAATATTTTTTTTTCCTAATTTCATATCTGTTTTAGGTGTTTTTGTTGGGGTAGCAGCAGGTTTCCCTGTGTACTTAACAAAATAATCTTCCCATCCACTAGTAAGGTCATTAGTACCTGAACCATAGTGTTGCATAACACCACTTGTACTTTTAAAAGCATTTTCTACTATTTTTTTTCCAACTTTAAGATTAGCTTTAATTTTAGATTGTTCAAGAGTAACTTGACCTTTAGATATAGCTTGTGCTTGTGTTAAACCTGTAGACATATTATATGCCACACAAATGACTTGTTCCCATTGTGCAGCTGTTAATCCCTCTGTCAAAAGTATCTGTTGTACTTTTTCTTGTAGGTCTACTTTTTGAGTGCGAGCAGGTCTTAACTGCTCCATAGAGCGTCTTAATGACATCAATTTCTCCATTTAAATATAGTTATATGTGTTATTTATCAAACTTTTAATTTAGAGAACTTGTCGTATAGGTCTTTTTCCTCTCCCTTACCGAACCCTTGTCCATTGTCAGCAACAGGTACTTCACTTTGTCCATGTTCCACAAGTTCATCTTGTGCTTTGAGTTCTACATCAAACAGTTTCATCTTGTTTCTATCAATCCCTATGATGAATCTCTTGTTCATGGTAGGGTCATTATACCTGTTTTTCAACTGTTTAACACAGATTTGATTGAGTTCTTCTAGTTCTTCTGTAGATATCAATGCAAACATTAAGTCAGCAGTTGCTGGTAATCCAAAACTTTCTGAGGTATCCTCAAGTCCAACATCTGTATTAGAGAATCCACTTCTGGTTGTCTGAGTTGCCGACATAATAGGAACATTAGTTTCTACTGCAAGTCCACGAAGTTCTTCTGCGATAGACTTGATGATAGTGTAAGAGTTCATAGAACTTCCTGCTTTGAATCTACTTGATGCACAAATGTTTAGATAATCAATAAAGATGATATCTGGTTTGAAAGATTTCTTAATGGCAAGTTCTTTGAGTAATCCTCTAAAGTGTCCACTATGAGCAGATGCAGTAGGATATTCTTTAATGATTAATTTACCTTTTGCTTTCTTTTGTAATCTTGTAATCTTATCATCAAACATTTTCTTAGGTAAATCATGTAAATCTGGAATACTAATATTCATCATGTTTGCATCTATTCTCTCTGCGATTCTTTCTTCTGCCATTTCTAAAGTGATGTATAAAACATTCTTTCCTTGTGATAAACAATTTGCAGCTTGATGACACATGAACAATGATTTACCAACACCTGTACCAGCAAGTGCAATATTCAAAGTCTTAGGTGGAAGTCCACCTTTAGTAATCTTATTAAAGAATTCTAAATCAAAAGGAATCCTTTCTTCTTTGTGATGATAATAATCAAATCTAGATTCTGAATCTTCCAGATAATCATGACCCACAGAGTTATCAAATGAAACTGCAAGTGCCTCGGTTAAAATGTTTGGAATAGAATCTGGTGTCTTATCTTTAGACCTACCATCTATAATACCAACACCCTCTACGATTGCATTATAGATTGCTTTATCTTTACAAAACTTTTCTGTGGTATCTACTAACCAATCAAAATTTATAGATTCTTTTTTAAGAGTTTTAATTATCTCAACAATCTTATTATGTTCTACATCATTTAAATCTTTTCTTGTACCAACTTCAATCTCTAATGATGTTTGAGTTGGCATTTTATTATACTTGTCCACAAAACTTTGTATTTCGTCAAAGATGATTCTTTCTTCTTTAACATCAAAGTATTCTGGTTTTATAAATGGTAAAACTTTTCTTGTATATTCTTCGTTGTTTAAAAGATTAGTTAGAGTTGTCCTTTCTATTGTCTGGTTCTGCATATTGCTCCTCAATTATGTCTACCAAAATATCACCTATGAGATTCATAAAATCATCTCCAAAGTTTTCTTTTGGTACTGCATTATTATCTATTATATCAAATTCAAATTTAAATGGCATATTACCATCTTCTGTTTCTTCACCTAGTGAAACATTTCCATACTTATAAATTACACCAGCAAACTTACCACCCTTGATACCGATACAAGTTTGGTCTTGTGTTTTACTTTCCACATAAACATATGATTCTTTAATATTAGACATAGTGTAAATAAGTTTGCATTATATATTTTGGTTCATTTATTGGTTTTGTTCCAGCATGTAACCAAGGCCACATTGGTGGAAACATTAACATACTACCTTTCTTACATTCAGCATATTTGTCTAGTCGTGGAAAAGTAGTTTTACCTTCTTCATTATCTGAAAGATAAATAAAGAAAACTAAAAATCTTGAAGATGTTTGTTTTGAATTTACATCAACATGTTGTCTAAATTCATCATGGTCATTTGGCATATATCTTTTTATACGAATGGGCTCCCAAGTATATTTACTTGGCATTTGTTGTGGGGCAACACCTGTGTCTGTTAAATATGTTGTAAAACTATTTGTAAATATTTCTGTAAATGTTTCTATTTCTTTACTCCATATTTGTGGTGACTTTGCCATTCTTATTTGTGTAAAAATCATTCCTCTATCATCAAATGATTCATGTTGATTTTCAAACTGTTCAAACTTGTCTATAATATTGTTACAAGTTTGATTGTCAAGTATATCATCATATGTTTTAATTAAATTATCCATTTCTTATTGTCCAATCTATTGCGATTCTTTTTTTATCGGTTATTATATCTTCTGCCTTATGTGGTAATCGTGGGTTAAAAACTATAAAGTCGCCAGGCAATAACTTGTGTACTGTTCCATCATGTTGGAATCCACCACCATCACTATCTTTCCAATCTGAATTTATTATACCTAATACTTTAATGATTGGTGTATCTTTCAGTTCATCTTTTTCATGGTCTGTATGCAGATTATCTTCTCTATGTTTATCTTTCATAGAGATACCACAAAACAATAAGTCTAGGGGAACATCAACATTACTTTGTTTTGCTTTCTCATGAATCATCATTAACAAACTCATAGACACACCAGCCAAAAACTTATCATGGATTGTTGTTCCTTGTATCACATCAATCTTTGCATGTTTATCTTCGAATGGTTTACCCATTGGATAATTAAAATTCCATTTAGTAGATTTCGTAACTTGATGTTTAATGAAATCTAAAAATAATGGTGTGCAACAATTATTTACTATCGTTGCCATACATAAACTCTTTCTTTACAGCGTCTTCTAATTGTTTCATCACATCTTCTGTAAAATATTTTTCTGGGTCATTGTTAATTGTTTTACCATACTGTTTAGTTCCATCTGGTAACTCAATACGAGTTGATACTTGTTTAAATATTCCATGTGCAACTGCTAATTCAAGTAGTCCATAATACTTATCAAGTCCTTTATCATAAGTTAATAACACATCAACCATTTTATTTTCCATAGTTAATCTTGATTTATGATTCTTACAATGAATTATGTTACCAATAACTTCTGTACCATCTTTAAATTTTTTCTTTGAAAGATAGATAATACTTGAAGCAGCATACTTCAATCCAGAACCACCACCCATTTCTTTTGTTGGGAACATAGAACCTACAACATCATAAGTATGATTAGTTACCACCATTGGTACTTTTGCTTTTCCAAGTTTTAAAGTTAAAACTCTAAATGCAGCTTTCAGTATTTGTGCTCTAGTCATATCTCTAGTTTCTTTTCCTGCCTCTGTATCTTCTACTTCTTTTGTAGTGGATAACATACCAAGCGAATCTAAACATATAAACAATGGTCTTCTGATATCTACATCTTGTTGCATATATCTATCTAATACTTTGAGTGCTTGATGTCTAAACTCTTGTACAGTTGTTACAGGAAGTATTACCATTCTATCTGCATCTATACCTCTATCAACAACCATCTGTTTTGTAATTGCACTTTCTGATTCAAAGTATACAACACCAGCATTTGGATTTTGGTCTAAAAAGTTTTTAACCATTCCCATGAGGAAGAAAGTTTTTCCTGTTGCACTTTCTCCAGCAAGAGCAGTTATTTTATTCTGTGGAAGTCCACCATACATTGAACCAGAAATCAATCCATTGAATATATAAGAACCTGTATCAATAAAATTTGATACATCTCCTGCCTCTACACCTTCTGAAACGACAGCGGCATATTCATTTCCTGTTTCTTTAATCACATCTTTTAAAAAGTCATTCATTATTATCTCCTGTTTCCCTAGTATTTTGTAAATCTAAATAATCAAACATATTTTCATTTGGTTTTGCATCAGAAAATGGTAAAGGATTTTCTTTTTCTTTTTTGAATATCCTATCCCAATTATCTTCAAAAGTCTTTTCATCAACTTCTCTCGGTCTTCTTTTATCTCCTTTTCCTGCCATTAGAAAAACCCCTCTAGTGTTCCTTGTGTTCCATAACTGCTATCAATATTCCATT